CTTTAGACATTTTATTAGTAATTTAAATACTTCGGGATTTCTCTCCCGATATTATTTAGGATCTTCCTTCAGTCCATCCTTCAACATTTTTGCAAGGTCTGCAGTTGATCCAACAAACAACGCATTATTGACTGTTGATGGTCCTTTTACTTTTTCCTCTGCTTCAACGTCTTTCAGCTTCTTTTGCAGATCCAATAACTTATCTGTTGCATCAGCAACATTTTTAATCAACTGACCTGCAACTTCATATGCTCTAGGCATCTCACTTTCTTGAGCAAGTTCAAGAACACCGTTGAGAGCCTCTTGTCCTTTTTCTATTATAGAGTAAAGATTACCTCTGGTATATTCGTAATCTTTTTTTATATCGTCTACACCTTCTTTTACTTTTTGAATTTTACTTTCAACAACCTCTGGTTTGATAACGTCACCAGAGGTATTAAATGTGTCATTTAGATCGTCAAAGTTTTTTGTCATTTTCATTAGAACGAACCATCAAATCCAAAGTCATCGCCGGTTTCAATCAGGGCATTGTCTGCAGCAGTTATTTCATGAATTTCTTCTCCACCAAGATGAATCGTCGCTGTCGTCTTATCCTCTCCACGTCTAACAGTAATGTTATTACCACTAATAGACTTCAGGAACATTTGCTCACCCTCAATATTAATGTAAGTCTCAGCAGTCAGTGCGCTACCATCAACAACGGCAAAGGTTTTTGCCGTCTTAGTAATATCTGCTGCGAGAGTGGTAGCAGCATCTCCTGTATAATTTTTTGTTGCTCTTGGTGTTGCAGTATAAGTAATCTCTCTGGTGGTGTTTGCAGTATCTGTTCCAGTGAGGTAACTGATAGAAGCTCTCTTGATGATATCCTTGGTTGCAGTGGTTGCAGGACCAAACAGATATGTTTTTGCGGTAAATCTTAAGGTATAAAGAAGAACTCTTCTAGAGGTGAAATCTCCTTCATAATCATCTTGCATGGTGATGTTTTCTAACACCACTGGTATATCTCTTTTTTCTTGAATTGATTCCACTAATTCAACCGTGAGATTATATGCTGGTTGAAAGTATGGTAAAATCTGTTCGATAATTTGGAGGGCATCATCATTCAACTTTGACATGATTGCCAATTCAAACTGCATATTGTAAGGAACAGGCATGTACTGCTTCTTAACAACTGATGCATCATTAGGATCTTTTACTGTAAAGTTTTGAACTGTAGAAACTTTCCTTGAAGCATCATAAGTTAATCCAGTAAACTCAAATGACATCCTTGGTAAAGTGATGGCAAATGGTTTGTTGAGATCTGGTGACTGGTTTATTCTCGCCAGAAACTTCTGGGTAGGACCATATGCCAGAGGAATTTTTACATTACTAATAACATTATCCGAAGAATCTTCGTGTTTTATTGAAATGTTATTAAAGAGTGTACCAAAAGATATAATGGTCCTCCTCAAAACTTCGTTGTAAAAATACTCAAACATTTTTAAATCCTACAATATCTTTATATTAAGATATTTTTATTTAGGGAATACCGAATGGGTTTCTTTCGCTGAAGTCAATAATTGCATCGGCTTCGGTTTCAATATTGATATTATCTGCAAATCCATCATCTGCTGGATTAGTATCTGCAACACGTAAAGCATAAGATGCTCCAGATGTAGATCCAACAATATTTTCTCCAACGGTAAATTCTCCAGTGACTGTCCCAACTTCAAGAGTGCTTGTTTCAGAGTTCCAAACTCTAACTCTTGCTGTTGTTCCACTAGAAGATCCAGTCACGATTTCATTAAATGCAAAGGTTCCTGAGCCAGAACTTTCTGGATCACCCACGACAATAGTAGGTGCAACTGAATATCCAACACCAGTATTTGAAAGGTGAATTTCTGAAATTGTTCCAGCAGCACTTACAACTGGATATGCAACAGCAGATGCCGTGGTTACACCTGTTTCAAATACTTCATTAGTAAACGTGACGGTTGGTGCTTCCGTATATCCTCCACCACCAGATGTAACAGTGATGATACCAACAACACCATCACCAATTGTTGCTGTTGCTGTAGCTCCACTTCCTGTTTGATTTGATGGAACACTAAATTTCACACCAGGAGCCACGGTATAACCAGCACCAGATTTTGAAACATTTACTGCTTGTACAGATTGTAATTTTGCGTTTGTATTTTGATTACATACATTAATGCCACCAATCATAGTGGCAATACCAACAGCGTTTGTTCCTCCTGCAGGAGCTGATGTGACGCCAACAGTTGGGACAACGCTATATCCACCACCTCTATTTGTAACGGTAAAGAATCTAACACCACCATCAAAAATAGCAGCAGTTGCAGTTGCTGTTACTCCAGCACCAACCAGAGTAAGTGTTTGTGTTGGACCCTGAATGGTATTAATTCCGTCATCAGTAAGACCATCATATTCTTCACCAATAAGGTTGTTATCAATATCATCAATACCAGTTGCGATAACTTCGTCCTCCAGACGGAAGAGTTCGCAATATAATTCATAAACATAGAGATTCTGTAACTGATAATATGGCTTTGCATATTCAATATCTTTGATCTCATAGATTCTATCATCAAGGGGAAACCAAATAAGATCTCCGCTTTTTGGTCTGGTTGATAGTTTTACATTTGCCTGATCTTCAATTAATGGTGTAATATAATTTTCAAATCGTTCCCTTGAAATAATAAGTCTAACTTCATCTTTTGACTCAATACCAAATTTTGATAAAATATTTCCTGCCCCTGAATATTGATCATAATTATCAACATATGCCTCAAGGGGAAGTGCCATATCGAATTTTGATTGCACTACCTCTCTTATGACATTATTTTCTGTCATAAATTTTCTGGGCAGATAAAAAATATCTACACCATAAGTTCTGAGCTGCTCATTTATCAAATCCTGAACAAGATTTTGCTCAGAAGATGTGCCTTGTGTGAAGAAAGGATTTAATACCATGATATTAACCTATCATATCTAACGGAGGTAATTCGTAGGTATTCGACATTACTTCTCTAATCTTATCTAATTCTTTTTCTGCATCATCATATATTTGTCTGCCGTTCAATTCAATTCCACCAGGAAGTTTAACACCCTGGAACTTAATTAAGTTTTGGCCCCACTGTCTCTTAATTAATGCTGTAAGATACCTCTTTAAAAAAGAATCATTATAAACTCTAGTAAAATCGTTAGGGTCAATAAGACGATAGCAATCAATAACTAAAAAATCATCAACCTTAACGGATCCCCAATCAATATCAAGATAAAGTCTATCTTGCCTCATATTAAATCTTATCTGTTTTTCAGTGTTCAATGCAAAATCCATATCCTCAAGATATCTCTTTGTCATTGCATAAGTCAAAATTTCAGTCGATCCAAAATAGTAAATATCATTTAAAAACATTTGATATTTAACACTGAACATATTATTAGTTACAGTGTTACTTCCATCGAATCTAAAAATTTTAGTTATTCCTAGAACCTGTGGTGGAACTTGAATGTAATTACTATTCTCTTCGTATGAGAAAGTTACTGTTTGACCATCAATTGAAGAAGTTGCACTAGTGGTTACAATTCCAACAGGATTATCTCCGCCTCTTGCTCTACCTCTATCTATATCTGCCTGTGTAATTTTATATTTTAAAAAAGTTTGGATAGTTCCATCATAGTCACGCTCATGAAATAACTGAAGAGCGTCATCAACTAAATCATCTATTTGTTCATCGGCAACATTAATCTCAAGGACTGGAGCTCCCAGTTGCCTTTTACAATAATTAATTAAATCTACTCTACTTGCTGGTTGTGCCATTTATTCCACAAGTTTCCTAAGTGTATTTAGGGTGCTGAAGATATGGGATTAATCACCGTCACATTTCCACTAATTAAAGGATACGTAGTCGCACCCCCTCCGACAGATTCCTTTACCAAAACATCATAAACATATCTACCTTCTGTAGTCGCTCTAGTATTAACAGCAGCCAATGATAGTTTCATTACACCGTCAAATGCACTTGTAAATCCAACAGTAAATGCAGAGGTTATTCCAAGAGTTGCTCCGACAGCAACACTTTTGGACATACCACCCGTTCCACTATAATTAGTCAAATCAAACGCTCCACTTGAAGTGGTTTTTACGTTTAATGTGACTTCAAAATCTGATCCACCATACATGGTCAAATTAAGTCCATAGGGGACTCCAGAATTTTTATCAAAGGTGATTGTTTTAGATGCCATTTGGAATACCTATTATTGACATAGTTTCTTGTTGTTTATAATATAGTTTGATAAAAGATTTTGCAATATTTCTAAGTTCATCTCGATCATCACAATCATCTATTTCAGCGGCAAGTTTTTGATAAGCAAAACTTTTTGATAAATTTGAAAGTTCTATGTCATTTGGGTCCATGTAATAACTCCTTTAGTAAAAACTTAATTTCATCAATATCACTTTTCATGTTAGCAAGTTCTTGCTCCATGTCTTGTGTCTTATGATTTCTCTCAGTTTTGACATCACGTCTTGCAAGGTACTGTTGATATTCTAACGTATTTACGTTAACAACTGCGTTTGTCTCAGGATCTCTTGCGAGATCCTTATGACCCTCTAATCCATAAAAATCCATATTATGCTAAAGCAATAACTCTAAGTTCCTTGACCCTTGGGACAAAACACTGACTCGTAGAAGTCAGATTTAATTTCACCCTATATGTTCTAAATGATGGTAGTTGATCAACAGTGAAAGTATATTCTCTGTAATCTAGGTCTCTACTATCGTATCCATATGTATTAGACTTAAGAACAAATACATCAGATTCTCCATTATTGTTTTCTGGAGCTATGATTTGTCCTCTAGAGTTAAGGTTACTATATCCAGGGAACGGAGTAAAGATTGGTTCAAGTCCTGGTTTATTATTAACACAATAGAATGCTCTAATATCATTTACCTCAGTAAGATGTCCAGTGAGAATAATCTTAATAGAGGATGCTGGATTTTCTAAAACAATCTCTTTGGAGATGTATTGGCATCCAGTTGGATCCTCGTCAATCGTGTCAACTCTCGAATCAGTTGCATAATTTGTAATAATATTATTAACTCTGTTAGATGTCAAGATCGAACTAACTCTTTGAGAGTCAATAACTGGACTGATACGAGTATCAGTTGATGTGAGGAATAATCTCATATTCATGGATTTATTACCTTCAATCGTTGTAAGATTAGCATCTTCGTTAATCTTAGATGCAATCATTCTTGGAGAATCAAAGTAATTCTTTTGATTGATGGTAATATCTTCAAATCCCTTATCAATATAAGGAATTTCGTTTCCACTAAAACTCTTACTAGACACGGTTCTAACTTCAGCAGAAATAGATGTGCCAGTAACAGTAAGGTTTTGAACATTTGGTGTAATAATTTCAAAAGGCATATTTTGTGTGGCCTTAACACCAAATCCACCAGCAGATTTTGTTGTTCCCATATAAAGTTTAGGATGACCAACATCTGTGCTTCTGTCAGTTCCGGTTGCGGAACTCATGTCTAATTTGACTTTATAACTGTCAAATGTAAATGGATCTGCCTGTGTAACATCACTCATATTATGAGTTCTGTTTATTCTCTGGAGATTTACACCACCAAGTTCATATTTGTGAACTGGTGTTCCTGCAGGATAAGTTTTAGGATCCGTGCCTCTTGTTATTGTTCCACTAATGGTATTACCAGCAACTTGAGTATATGTAATCACCTCATCTCCAATTTGAAGATAACCAACATTAGTTGTTCCAACTCCTACATTTTCAAAGGTTGTGAATGAAGATGCTGAAGAAACAGTAACTCCATCTGTAGATCCAGCAGGAAGTTCAACTGCAAGAGTGGTTGGTTTAACATCACCACGAACTCCAGAAATCTTGACCTGGTTGTCAGAGAAATACATACCGTGGTTTTTGTGATCCACAGTAAAGTGTAAACCATCGTTATCAATATTAACGGAAGAGATCTGAACATCTCCTCCAGGTGCTCCTGGAAGATCATTATTCAAAGTTGTAGCGGCACCTGCACTTGTAAAATATCCAAGAGTCTTAGCGGCACCAACAACAAACTCACCCTGAACATTATTAAGAATAAGTTCGTTAGTAATTCCAATTCCAGCAACGGTCAATCTTACGTTTCTACCCATCGATGCAATACCGATAGTAGTAATTCCAAGGACATCTCCAACTTGATATCCAGATCCACCTGTTGCAATTGTTGCCCCACTTGCAACAATAGACCCGTTATTGACACTAATCTCTGCTGTTGCTCCTCTACCGTTGCCTGTAATAGTTACAAGATTTACACCAGCAAAGGTGAAACTTCCATCAGCAGGTGTAAGCCCAAGACCAGCATTAGTGATCGAAAGGTTGCCTGTAGCAGACCCAGCGGTCCCTACAAGGTCCCCTGTGGCGTTTGTATCCAACTGGAAGAACGTATTGCCAATTTCATATCCAGCGTCAGCCACAGTCGTTCCAAGACCAACTCTGACTTGTCTTGAGTTAAGATTAATTGGATCGGGTAGAAGAGTAGGAATCTGTCTATTTCCTTCCGTCAGTTCGGGACTATAGAATTCAACAGAACCATTTTCAATAAAGTCTGCTCTATACAGAGTAAACTTAAGGTCTTCCCATTGACTTGGTTCCCATGTGGAGGCATTCTGTGACTTAAACAGTGATCCAAGATATGGTTGGTTAGAAATAAATGTATCCGTTAAGAGATCATTCTCACCTATTCTGGAAATATAAACACTATATTTGGTTGAGTTGGATGCTAAACAAATTGCATATTCAGTTCCACCCTCCAAATAAACAGGAGCCTTAAACTGAATATTTGTTGCAATAGATCCATCAGAAGAAGTAATAACATCATCGGGATCTAATACAATTTCTGAGAAGGGAAGAACTTTTGCAGTTGGTGATCCATTCTTCATTGATCTAAGTTGGAAGACAACTGGAATATCCATATCATCTTTGGATCTAAAGAATACGTCACAACTGGTAAGGAATACTCCAGTCTCATCCTCAACTAAGAATGACTGTGCAAGTGGATCATAATAAGTGATGATTGTCTGTGTTCTGCTTCTAGATCCAATAACTTCAGAACTTACAACTTCAGTTCCAAGATCTCTGCTAACGTTCCTGCTCTGAAATTCATTCTTAAGTTCAACTCTTGCATTTCTAACAGATACAATATTTTCTTGAACCGTTTCTAAAGTTCCAGTAGACTCAAATGCCTCTTCAGCAATTGTTGTAGCTTCATCTTGATTATTGTCAATATCATTTACAAGAGTAAATGTTTTTGTTCCTGTTTCAAATCTTGGATGATTGATGTTATTTCCATCAGGAATAAAGTAACTACCAATTAAAGTTGCAGAGAGATCGGAAACAAGTCTTACATTAGTTATTGTGGCTAATGCTCCGCTTGTCCTTCCTCTAAGAACCATTCCAGTTTCAACATAACCACTGAAATCTCCTCTTGCCTCTGAAGAAAGAGACGCGGTATCAACATTCAAAATTGTAGAAGTTGATGAATATGTGGATGCTAAATCAATGTTAGAATATGGATTTTGTGGATATGTTTTTGTAGGAGAATCATATGCACCTTCTCTATGATTAGATTGTGCTGCTCTAAATGTGATTGAAGCAACGGCATCATTGCGATTTAATTCTGCAAGTCCAGTTCTGAGCATTTCACCAACAATTGTCTCTCCAACCTGGAAAGTTCCAGATGTCATAGAGATTTCTAACAGTTTTGGCACGCAGAACTTAGAAATATCAACACCATCAAAGAAAGCATAAAGTCTTGTGAGTGGTTTCATTTTCTTTGAAACAAACTCAACGTTTCTAGATCTCATGAATGGAATAAGATCTCTACTTACAACTCTGTCTCCAACAGACTCTTGATCAAATTGCTCAGTGACAATTGTTCTAACACCAGATCTTGAAGTAGTTCCAGTTTGCCTTGTTGATCTGAGTCGATCTTCAATTACTTGGTCAGTGACCGTTCTAGTTGATGTTCTTCTTCCTGGTCTCCAAGTTTCACCTGAATGAATAACATCAGGACCATTATCGATAACTCTTGTCCTAGTTGACTCTGTAACTTCAACACCTGTCCAGTTAGTTTCCCAAGAGTCCCAAACAATTGGACCAAATCCTGTTTGTGGGTCAATAGTTCCATTATCTGCAAGTCTATTAAACGTAGATGCATAATCACCCTCAACATCAATAATTTTAGCTTCCAATCTTGCAGTATCTACCCAGTTATCTGTGGCAGGAGTAAGTTCAAGAGTTCCATTCCAGAAACTGATCAAGAAAGGAGTAACGCTTTCAGTTCTAGTTGCAAAAGTTTGAGACAGATATTCAACTTCTGAGTAATCAAGAGTTAAAACATCATTTTGCTTTCTTACATTATTACCTTCGATAGCAGCAAAATTGACATCATCTGTTGCATCAGTGTCAACCACTGGTCCGAAGATCATATCTACGGAGTTGGTATAATGTCTTGGTCGTAATTCATTGTACTTTCTATCAATAGCATTATTAACAGTAATTCTGTCCTCTTGTGCAGAGAAATCATTAAAATTATCTACGAAAAATCCCGACTTGAATCTATTCAATCCCTCTGCATCAGGAACAAAGAGGTTTGCAGTTTCTTTTTCTAAAAGTGATAACGTAGTGTAATATTCAAGACTCTTGATTCTATCTTCAAGTCTCTTGATATCTTTCATTTGATATCTCTTATAATCTAAGAATGCAAGTTTTGCATCTGTTGGATTATAAAGATATGGAGGTAGAGTTACTGTGCAAAGTTCAATAGCATCATTAATTGGCTCAGGTCTTTGAGGGTCATCTGATGGAGTTCCGTATATAATTTGGAATCTGCCATCTTTGGATAGATATACTCTATCAATTCTTCCTTGATAGTAGGAATAATCCATAATAATGGCTTCATCAGATGCCAAAGTATTTGCAGCATTTTGACCAGATGTATCGAAAGATCTTCCGAAAAATTCTAGTGGAGATCTTACATCAGCAGTTACTGTATATTCAGCAACTCTTGGTCTAATATCGATAATATCAGAGTTTCTGTAGATTTCTATATTTTTAATTTCATCAGCATAATCAAAATTATTATATGAATTTACTGTTATTACATCTCCAGTATCAGTAGAATCAAAAGATGCGCTAGAGAAATATATTTTTAATTGTTTCGCAGGAGATGTTTTTCCCTTCTTCTTTTTGAGACGCCCATGATCATAGAAGGTTTCTTCTTGACCCGTGTTAAATTTATAATTTGCAGAAATATTAAAACTTGGAGTTCCAATACTAGAGATCACCGCGCCAACATTTGACTCCTGTGCTTCTATAGTTTCTCCCTCAACGAAAGGAATTTCTGTTTTATTGATGAATGTAATTGTAGAATCATTAAGTTTTTCAGATACAATTGCTCTTGCACCGCTGGTTTGACCAACAATTTGCTCTCCAATCAATAATTCTGTTGTGGTTGTTGATGCACTATTAATTGATTGCAATGTCATATTTGGAGCAGAAGCTGCAGAGGTATCTGCAGATTCATATATTCCATGAATTTCAATAATGTCTGGAAAGTTCAAAGATATAATTTCATCTTCAACCCTAGTTCCAAATGGGAAGTTTCCATGAGTAAGTCCATTATTAAGAGTTGTTGATCCAATACCAGATCCTGCCAATTTAGATTTATCGACAATAATAGAATTAACTCTATTATTAATCTTAACTTTTGCTTTTGGATTTGTCTTGTTCAGAGTAGCGATTAAAGTTGATCCACTATCATCTGTGCCTAAATTGCGGATTTGTAGGGTTTTACCATCAGCACCGATGTCAAACTTATCTGCAGTGAGAACCTCTGTAGATCCATCGGATCTTGTTAACAAATATCTTTCCTCATCAAATTGCAAGAATGTTTCATTAGCTCCTGCTACTACCTGTGCAGAAAGTTGATTGCTAGCAATATCAACACTAAAAGTTTTTCTAACTACTAATGTTGCTTCTGAAATATCAACATCAGATACATTTGTTTTTGCTAATGGTGTATAAAGAGAGGCCTCAGAGATAGAGGCAAGATCTGTCCTAAGAACTTTTAAATCTGTTACATCTAAAGTCGCTGCTGGTAAAAACGCACTAGCAACACCAACAACATCTTCTACTGCAGCTACAGTGATAGTTGTTGTTGCAACACCTACAACTCTTGCAAAAATAGGATCTTTTCTTCTTCCTGCTGTAGTATCTGAATATTCAATCAGATCATTTTCTTTTACAAGAGTTCCAGGGAAAGCCGCATTTTTAGCAGTAATTGTACTAATACCACCAGACAGAGCACTAACAGTGGCAATACCTACACTAAACTTAGTGGATTGAATTACATCTGCACTAAATGTATTGATACCAACAGTTGTAGGAGTTCCCTCATATCCGTCCATTCCATAGACAGATTTAACGTCAGCAATACCATGTTCGGTGATGGCGACAGCAATTCTGCCATTTTCAATACCATTGAAAATTAATTTTTCAAAAGGAATAAAAGACCCTTCAGTTTCATAAACAGTAACTGCAGTTCCAGCAGAAACTGCATGCCTCAAGAATCCAGTCGCACCACTATTTGCACCTTTTACAAATGTAGGCACTGAAAGTGTTGTTGACTGGTTTACTGCAATCTCTACGTTAGTCTGAACATCATATAATGCAAGATTCCATTCATTAACATTTCCATTTGCTGCATCATATGACCCAGACTCCAACTTAAAGTCATAAACTCTGGCAACTCCAATCTCATTTCCAGAAGGTGATTGTTGGTTTTCTCCAACTCTTTGATCTCTAAGACTTACAACATAAGTTCCAAATCCAACTGTTGGTGATCTGAATACTCTGTTTATCTTTAATGTTGGACCAGTATTGTAAACAATATTTTGATTTTCAATAGTTTTGGTTGTTCTTGGTTTATCTACGTCAAGATACTTTGCACTTAAGGTTTCAATCTCATATCCTTTAACATATGCCTTTCCAGGAGCGATCTTATAAAGAGCTAAATCGTCTGTTGGAGTTGTTCCACTAGGAGTAAACTGTCCTGTTTCAAATATACCGCCGTTTCCGAGACCATCATTTAAAGAATTAACTACAGTTATATCAAATGGTTTTACAAAATAATGTCCTGATTCATCAAAGGTTCTTCTAGCAAGAACATCAGTTAAGTCATCATAAAATACTCCACCATAGTTCTTTTTCTTTTTTTGTTGAGTTTGAAGAACGCCGTTGATTACTGTTGCAAGTAAAATGAAATTATTATCATTAAAATCATCAAGGGGTTTTTTAAAGAGATTTGTAGATATTCTAAGCCTATCAGCACCTGGTGCAGCGTAATTATTAAATCCTTGAGAATTATCGTTAAGAGTTTCGTCTAAATCTGCATTAACAATCTCTTCATTAATAAACAGTCCTATTCTATAGCTTGGAGTCGTTCCATACTGATCAAGAATAAGATTTTCTCTAGCGACATTTACAAAATTTCCACGTATAAAGTAAACGCCATTTTCTATCTGGAATGAGGATCCAGTTGTAGATGCATCATTAGCTAATGTAGATGCTAATGGAGATCCTACAGCAATAGTGGTGTTTCCAAGCAATCCAGAAGTTACTACTTCATTACAAGTTAAAAGTTCTCCATCAAAAAACGTCTGAGTGGAATTGTTTCCAGTGCTAGATGTAAGATAGTTAATATAAAGTGTTAAATTACCTCTTTCAGAGTCTTCAGGTAATAAAACACTATCGACAAAAGCAGTTACCCCAGAAGTTTGTCCTGTAATCTTTGTTCCTACTAATTGATCAACATATGCCGATACTGGAACACCCTGATATGTGTTTTCTAACTGAACACAATAATATATTTGACTATATCCAATATTTCCTGGTATTACTTTTGCACCCTCTTTAAAAAAGTGCTGCCCAAATTTTTCAATCTGATTTTGCAGTATAGATTGAAGAGTTGTTAGTTCCCTTGCCTGAACCGGATACCCTGGTTTAAATAATACCTTGTGATAATCATTATCTGCATCAAAATCATCAAAGTATGGTGCTACGTTGAGGTTAGTTTGTTGAGGCATAATTCTTTAGAACTGCAAAATAACTTTTATGTCTTCCTTTTGACTCGCTGACCGAGTTATGGCTGGTCTGTTATCAACGTAAATGATGTTACCTGAATGTTGTTTAACCTCAGGATTAGAAATACCACTCGTAAAAGTTTGACCAAGATAGTATGTACGATTATTTATTACGGTGGATATACCTGTAAAGTTACTATCGATAGTTAAATCTTGTCCACTTGAAGGTACAATTGTCAAAGCCCCACCTGTCCCTGGAGATGAAGTAAACTCTGTTAAATCAAATCCGTATTGTGGTTGAGTTTGTGCTGTTCCAACTGTGTTAAATCCAGCAACAGATCTATCCTGCCAATATTTTAATACCCCAGTATTCTGATCATAACTAACAACTCTAGCGACAGCAGTTGTTCCTGTTGATACTGTTTGCGTGAAATATGCATCAGCAGTAAATGTCGCTGTACTATATCCAGATCCAACAAGTTTTAAAGCACCTAAAGCACTCGCCTTGTCTGCTGAAAGAAGTGTTGTCGATCCGAACTGTTGAGGATTTTCTACAACACCAACTCTAGCAATTTGATTTCCAGTAATAAAATCTGGATTTTCGTTATCATTTTCAATTCTGGAATATAGAAGAACGTTGTATGCACCAAGTTCTCTATAGATGTCTGCTCCATGGCCACCCTGAGGTGGAATGATTACATCAAATGTTGGTCTAGTAGTTCCTGTTGGGACTCCACCAGCAATTAGATCAACATTTCCATAAGTATAATCTGAACCTTGAGCAGAAACAGTTACAGAGCTAACTTTAGAATCAGCATCAATTACTATCGTACACTCTGCTCCACTTCCATCTCCTTTAATAGGAACCGAAGTATAAGTAGAGTTTGCAGTGCCAAGACCAACACCTTTGTTTGTGATAGTTACAATTTTAATAGATCCGTCCACGGCATTGTCTCTGACTGCAGCATTATCCGATGCAGTCTCCCAATTAGCAGGAACCGGCATATAGTCAGTTGATTCAAACTTTACTACATCGCTTGGAGAGATAGTATAAAGATATTTCCAAATGTAACCGTCACCACTAGTACCAGCTGCCTTTGGTTCTAAATCCGTAAAAGTTGGCTCATCTAAAGATGGTCTTCCTGATGGATTATCGGGATCAATACCATTTTGCAAACAAATATAAACTCTAAAATCACTATTCAATACAAAATAATTTGCAAGATATAGTGACGTAGATCCAGACACCACAGCAGTATTTGACCTACTATAGTCATGCCTATACATGTCATAGGTGGTTCCAGAAGACCAAGTTAGCTTGGGAACAACTTGTTTGGCATCTGCAGAATTAATTTTCTTTAGAGCGATCATGGTGTCCCAATAATCGTTCTCTTCAGTAAAATTATCTTTTGGTGAAGGTGGATCAGTATCCCAAGTTGATTGATAATCTGTTGGGTTTGGCAAACCGACAAAAGAATAGTATGCGTTAGATGAATTATTCACCCCCGCAATAAAATTCTTTGCATTCAATATTCTAATCTGATCCGTGATTATGGCAGCCATTTTGACAGAGTTTTCCTTTATTTATTAGTAATTAGACGATGTAGTTTTTGAATTTAAGTGAATTAGATCTTATGACCATGGTTGATGTTGAAATACCAGTTCCATCGGTCGCTCCAATCCCAGATTCAGTATATGCAGAATACGAGTTTGTTTCGGTTCTTCCGGTAACATCAATTCTTCCCCAACTAAATGATCCAAAGAAGTCTGAAGTATTAATGCCAGAATACCCACTCGCATAATCATCAACCTTGACAAAAACTCTCTTAACAGTAGTGTTTATTCCAGATACACTGGTTGAGATAAATTCTGCACTAGAAACATAATAAACATTATCTATGAACGATGTTCCAACTCCCACAGTAGCATCAGATGTATCTAGGGAAGTAACTGAAGTAGATCCAACGCCAGCATTTGAATTTTTTACAATAAAATAATCATTTGCGCTAAGAGAACTTACAGTAATAGCAGTTCCTGCTATGGAGGATTCTCTAAGGAAAGAATCATATGGAATATGCAAATCAAGAACTAACTGAGTAGTTCCAACTCCAACAGCTGTGGTTCCAAATCCAACGATGATACCATTATCTCCCTGATAAGAATCAACAGTATTCTGCTCTTCAGAATGCGTTGGAGGTGCGATAAGAACTGGTGGCGGACTTGCATTTGTATAAGCAGTTCCAGCATTAGAAAGTGTAATGCTTGTTACCACTCCAGCAGTAATAGATGCTGTTGCAAGAGCAGTTGTTCCAACTCCAACCGCTTGAACCGTGCTTCCAATCGTTACAACTGGTGCTGATGTATATCCAGAACCACCATCAGAAATTGATATGGAAGAAATAGTTCCAAGTCCAGAAACAATTGCAGTTGCTGCAGCTGCTGTCTTAGATTCTTGTGTAATGAATTTTATTTTCTTTTGGAAAGATAGGTCAGTATCATTTTCATTTTGTGGGTTAAACATGGGTCTCAAGTTGTCCACATAAATTGCAGTCGATCCAACACCAACAGACTTGATAATGTATGCACTAGGATTAATAACAGGTTCATAAAGTTCACGATCTTTGCCAATGGCGATTTCATCAACAAAAACATCTTCAGTTTGTTTGCACCAAATAACGGGTCTATCTAAAGTAATATCATTTGTATTTCCTGGTCCAAAGTATGGATTTGTGGAAACAGTGTTTGTAGATTTGATATTATCTACAATTCTTTCATCTTCAATAAGTGAAGAAGCTTGATTTCTAGATGGATCATTTTTAATCTGCAAGGAGTCACCTTTTTTCACAGTCTCAATAATATTTCTAAAAATAACATCAGTGTCGCCACTACCCTTGTAGAATACAATTTTGATCATATCTCCAAGTTTAGGTGCCTCTGTAAAGTTTACAGTGCTTCCACCAGTAAATGTATATCCTTCGCCTGGAACCTGAAGTATATCATTAACAAAAATGAGGAGTACATCCTGAACGTCAATATTAGA